GGATGATGTACAACCAAATCATGCAGCGACCAATGTTCCAAACGCCTCAACAGCGCCAGGGCATGGGCATCATGGCAGGCGTTGCGCCTGTGCGTGGGTATGAAGAAGGCGGAATGGCTGTGCCTGAATACACCCCTAAGTTTTTGCGAGAGGAACAGCCAGAAGAAGACAGCATGGGCAGAATGTTGTTTGAGTTTTTTGTAGTTGATCCAGATGACCCAATTGATGTCGGCATGGCTACAACCTCTGCTGCCCTCATGGCAGGCGGTGTAACTGCACCTGCCGCTATAGCCACTCAACTGGCGCGCATGGGTTATAAAGGAAAGAAGCTTTACAACTTAATTAATAAAGTTGAAAGTTTAAGAAAGCCTAGCAATCCAGACGCAGGAGTGATTCGTCAAGCTATGGCCCCAGTTGGAGCAACTTACGGAGCAAGTCAAACAGGAAGAGTGGTTGGTGAAGTTCCTGAAATAGTGGAAGCTGCAGGAGGGATTGGTGATCTTGTCAGAGATTCAGTCATGAAGAATGAAGCACAAGATTACGCTATGGGCGGCATAGCTCAACTATCTGGCGGAGGGTTTTTAGAAAGCCTAGTAGCTCTTTTGCCTAAAAGAGCACAAACAGCAGGAAAAATTTTAGAAAGAGCGATTGATGCGGGACAAGCTACTTTTGATGACATACTTGATGCTTTCAGAAAAGGTGAAATTGACGAAAAGCAATTAGGCGATTTGAACAAAAGACTACCAGAAGCAGATCAAGGTACATTAGTTCAGCCAGGTCAACGTCTTAATATACAAGATAGAACGGTATCTAAAGTAGAAACAGATAGAACAGGTACGGGAGTTTTACAAGATACTGCCCAAAAACGTGCCGAACCTAAAATGACAGAGGGTGACATTGCAACTCCTCCTGAATCAAAAATGCCTACACCACCCAAGCCTCCAGCAAAGGTTGCTGATGATGCTGCAGGGGCAACTAAGAAAACTGATAAGAAAGCAGATAAGAAAAAGGATAAAGAAAAACCATCAGTTGGAAGACAAATCGCAACTGGAACAGGAAAAGCGACTGCTATAGCTGGCGGAGCTGGTGTTGCCCTCAGTCAAAAAGAAAGAATTGAAAACGCAATTAGAGATCAAATTGAGCAATCTAAAAAATTCCCTGAATTTGCTGGCTTAATAGATATTCTTACTCCAGATCCAGTAGACACTGGCGAGCGCGTTGAATTAACAGAATCTGTTATGGAGCAAGTTGACCTAAACAAAGATGGCAAGATCTCTGATGCAGAGCGCAAAGCCATAAAAGAAAAAGCTGATAAAGCTGTGGCGGCACAACAGAAGCCTGATACAGGAACAGGCACACCCAAGCCTGAAGCAACTGGAATCATGAAGTTCTTGTTCGGTAAAGATGGTATCGGCGGTGAGCCAGGCGCTGTAGGTAGGCTTGGAGAAAAATTAACAGATCCAAGAACTCAATACGCACTTGCTAGAGCCTCACAACCTACTGAGGGTTTTGTACCTAGGAACTTCTTCAGCGATTTTGTGCTTGGTCAAGCTGAGTACGACCAGCTACAGGGCAAAGATGAAACTGCTTTGATGCAGAACTACGAGTTCTTGAAACAAGCTGGTAAGAGCGATGATGAGATATTTAATTTGTTGTTGAGTAAAGACACTTCAAGCGATTTGATGAATCAATATCGAGATGCAGTTTTGACTTTATTTAACGAATCCAGAGATCTCGCTCAAAATGTAGGTGCTAATGAAGCTGATTTGCTCAAACAAGCTCAAGAAAATGCCGCGAAAATAATTTTTGGAACACAAGCTTCTGAACCACAAGATAGCGACGTAGTTCAAACTGTTGATCTTGAGTAATGATCAGAGTCAATCTGCCTGATGGGCGAGCTATCAACGTAAGAACAGACAATGTTGATTTAGCCAAAGCCAGAGCTAGAAAGTACCTGCAAGAGAACCCACTTGTAGAACGTGGCGCTCAGTTGGGTGAAGAAGATGTATCCGCGATTGGCGACATTGGTCGAGGCGCTGCAGCTGGATTGGTTAGTTTTGTAGAAGGTGTAGCGACTCTACCATCAGAGCTTTCTGGAGATGAACAAAGCGCACAAGAACTTAGAAACTTTTTTGCAAAGTACAAACCAGAAACGTCTACAGAAATCGGTGAAGCGGCTCGCTTCATAGCTCAGTTCGCTGTCCCTGGCGGTATCGCTGCAAAAGCAGCAAAAGGTTTGGGATCAATAGGTAAGGTCGGCGCGTTTGGTGCCGCTGATATTGCGGCCACCACTCCTGACGTAGAAACTCTAGGCGATTTATTTGAAGGTGGCCCCACTCAAAGGATTGATACAGCCGACTTGGCCGGGGCTGAGCTTGCTGCTGCGAACCTGTCAAACAGACTACGAGTTGGTGCAGAGGGAGCCGCATTAATCCTCGGTGTGCCAGCAGTGGCGAAGCTAGGTCTTCAGGCAGTAGGCGCAACAGCTGGTGCTATTGGCAGAACTGACTTTGTAAGAGATGCAGCACGAGCGATCAAAGACCCCAACACGCCATTTCATGACGTTGGTGTAAAGCCAGACCTTTCTGACCCAAGCTTCATCCGAGGCAACATAGATCGATTCAAGAAAAACTTTACAAAGTATGCAAGGTTTCAAGGCGGCATGCCTGACAGGTTTACCAAACAATATGATGCTTTGCGTATTCACGAAATAGCTGCTCAAACTTCTGCAGCGCGACAAGCAGTTGAGAAGATAGATAACGCTCTAACCTTTGTTAACAAGAATGAAGGCGTCTTCAACAATCAAGATAAGAGCAGAGTTCTTAACACGTTGAATGATTTCTTGTTCGCTGAAGAAACCATGGCGAAGCCAGGCTTGAGTCGCGAAACGATACGAAACAATGCAGCTAGAGAACTCAAAGAAATAGATGACATCATCGCCAAGAATGCATCAAAAAGTTTGTTTGCTAATCGCAAAGACATGAGTTTGTTCAAGGGAGCAGAAGATCTGCGAGGCCAGATAGATGGTTTGAGTGAGTCGGTACGCGACATATTGCGTGATCCGATACTCACCCCAGAGATGCAAGCAGATTTGATTGAAACCATAGGGAACAACAAAACCTTCTATGGCATGCGTTTGTACCGCGCTCTTAACGACACAAACTACACACCAACTGCTGAACAAGCTGACAGAGCCATCAAAGAATTAGTTGATTCAAGCCAAGGGTTAGATGATGCATACAAGCTGACTGAAGCAGACGCCAGGTCAGTGCTGAACGGTATGCTTCAGAGCGATTTTGGTAATGCCAAAGTAGCCCCTAAAGATATCATCGAAACACCTACGCTGACGGGTGTTGCTCAGGGTATGTTGAAAGGTCGGCGTCTAGACAATTTGCCTGCAGTCAGAGACTTTCTTGGCGAATACACAGGCGCTAAAGATGTAATGATGCGAGCAAAACCTGAACGCATAAGAGCGCGTGACGTAGGAGAACAAGAAGTCGGGCTTCGCACGAAGATGGCTGAAACTGTTGATGTGTTGTCTAAGCAGATTGCCAAAGCTAGATATTATAAAAACCTAGTTGACTACAATGAGGCTCTTGGTGATAGAAGATTTTTGTTTGACCAACTCCCGCCAAACGCTCAACTAGGAGAGTATTCTCGGATAGGCGCTGAATCATCTAATCCACTGGCAGAAATAACTGAAAGCGCCAAGCGTAGGTTTGGGCCACTCGCTGGCAAGTATGTGCGTAATGATTACAAAGAAGCGCTTGAGAACGGGTCACAGATTTTTGATTTATCAAAAGGCAGTCTTCCGATGTATTCAACCTTTCTGGGGTTGAAAGGCTTGTCTCAAATCGCCAAGACGGTATACAGCCCAATAACACAAATAAGAAACGCAACGACTGCAGGCTTCTTTGCTTTAGCAAATGGCAACATAGGAAACTCAAAGTCTTTAGCCAACTCTTTCTCAACCGTGTTCAGCAATCTAAACCAAAGACTTACTGGCCCAGGTAAGTCTGGTGCCACACTCGCTGATAGGCAGAAGTATTACAACGAACTTGTAGATCTTGGTGTAATTAATACAAACGCCAACATTGGGGAAATTAATTCTTTGATAGACGATGCTGTTGAAACGACACAGTACATGCCCGGTCTTGCTAGGAAAGCTTTCAAAAAAGCTCAAGGACTGCAAAACGGTTTCGCAGCCAAACTCTACCAAGCGACTGATGATGTATGGAAAACATACAGCTATGAAATGGAACTAGGCCGACTGCAGAAAGCTTTCACTAAAGATCCAAATACAGTCATCAATGTGTCTGATCCTAGAAACTTTACTGAGTTTGGTGCAGTTGTTAGAAAGGCAGATTTAACTGAGGAACAGTTTGAAACCCTATTGAAGCGTGAGGCTGCTGAGATAGTAAAAGATACAGTGCCAAACTATGCGCGAGTGCCAGAGTACATCAAGCGACTAAGACAAATGCCGTTTGGTAACTTTGTTGCGTTCCCTGCAGAAATGATTAGAACTGGCGGTAACATTCTTGGCCGCAGTATCAAAGAACTTGCAAGCGATTCGCCTGAGATTAGGGCGATTGGCATGAAGCGATTGCTGGGATTCACCTCAGTCAACGTGGCCATACCTCAGTCATTGGCCATTGCAGGCACACAACTTACTGGCGCAAGCGAAGAACAGGTGCAGGCGTACAAGCGATCAATGGCTGCTGATTGGGATCGTAACTCTACGTTGATACCGATAGCCACAGACAAAGATGGCAACATCACTGACCTTTACAACTTCTCGTACACCAATCCTTACGATTATCTGAAGCGCCCGTTTAGTGCTGTGTACAACGCTGTAAACAACGGCATCACAAAAGAAGAAGAACTAAGCACCATAGCTTTCAACGCAATGTATGACAGTAGCGCTGAATTTTTTTCACCATTCATGAGTGAGTCAATCGTCACTGAAAAGATTGCCGACATGGCTAGAAACAAAACAAGTTTTGGCAGACCGATTTGGAGAGAAAGAGACCCCCTTGGCACCAAGTTTGCCAAAGGTTTTGCTCACTTCGCGGATGGTATCATGCCGGGTATATCACCAGTTGATATTGAAGCAGATGTTGGCTCTCCTTTTTTGGGGTTGAATTTTCGATTAAGAGACCTTCCTAGAGCGGTTGCAACTGTGCTTCCCACAGACGCTAGGCTTGGTGTTACAAAGCAAGGTTTTGCCATAGATCCAGCGCAAGAATTCACAGAGGCTTTGACGGGCGTTAAGAGTCTAAAACCCAGAATTGACAGAGTTCTTTATTACAGAGCACTTGAAGCTGGGCGAGGTGTGAGAGATGCAGGTGGAATTTTTACATCTCTTGCAAAGCAGAGAGGGTCTGTGGATGCGGAGAAACTGACAAAGGCTTTCATCACAGCCAATGAACAACGATTCAAAGCATTGCGTGATCTCAACATGGCCATTGAAGACGCTAGAACTCTTGGCCTTTCCACTGCTGAAATTGTAAAGCCATTGAGGGATGCAAAGACACCAAACTTAAACTTTCTCATGGCAGGCAGATTCAATGCATTCTTTCCTAGCGCGGAGACTATATCGATTGCTCTACAAGGCAACGAAGACAAGCTTGCAAACCCAATAGACTTTGACGCACTAGGACAAGCTTTCGGCGAGTTCCAAGGTAGTCGATTTAGACCACAGGCTGCAGCCGAAGCACAGGCCGCACAAGCGCCTGTTGCTCCAACCCCTACACAACCACAGCCTGCGCCTTCAATCGCGCCTACACAGCCTAGCACGCCGCCTATGTCGTTATTTGATCGTGGCGTTGATGCTCTCAGGCAGGTAGAGTTGAACAAACTTCTAGGCATCGATTAGTGTGGTTCCAAAAAGAAAGCGAACAAAGTCCAAGTACTTTGCAAAGCGTGTTGAATACGATGGCATCGTGTTCGACTCCAAGCTTGAAGCG